AAGTGCCGTGTCGTCGTGGAACGGGACATGAGCGTCTGAAAGGATTCCGATCCGACCAATGGCCGGGTATCGGAACGGCGTCCACGGCCTCGCCCGGCTCGTCGGCATCTCCACACCCTGCCCGGGTGCCCGTGCCGGCCGCGGGTGCGTGACCGTCCCCGTCTTCCGGTCATCTTTGCCGTGCTGGCCGATCAACACTCGGATCCGCGAGCGTGCCTGCTCGAGCGTCAACGCCCCGTTGACCTCCTCCACCAGGCGGCGGGCGAGCGTGCGTGCGGGAGCGTCTGGGTGAGCGTCGAGGAGCCGCATCGCCACGCGGGCAATGTCGTCGTGAGGTCTCGCCACTCGGTGACCCTCCAGTGGTCACCCCCACGAGATGATGATGTCCGACTCGTCCAACTCGTCGTCGAACGGGTCGAAATCCTCGTCGTAGGGGCCGAACGCCGTGACCATGCCGACCTCCCTCTCGCACGCGAGAACAAGGCCGGCAGCGGTCTGCCGGTCACGCGAGAGGGTAGGCGGTCACCGCGGAGGGTGGCACCGGGTGTGGCTCACCGGTCCAGGGCCGGGTCGATGAGCCCGTCGGCATCCCGGGCCTTCCGCCGCATCTGCTCGCCCTGCGGGCACAGCGGCGCATCCAGCCGGCTGCACTGCTCGCAGCCGAAAACGTGGCGAGAGTAGGCGGCTCGCGGCTCCTGCGGCCGGGAGTCACGGGCGACCAGCACCCCGCCGCAGGCGGCGAGGAGCAGGGCGTAGGCGGCGATGGCGATGGCGGGCATGGGTGGGGTTCCTCTTGGTTGGGGGCTACTTTTTCCGGCGTCGTCGTTTGGCCCACCGGGCGGCCGCGGCGTCGGCGGCCTGAGCTGGGAACTGCGGGTTGCCTCGCGGCACCTCTGGCACCTCGACGCCGAGCATGGCGGCCACGGCCGCCCGCACCGCCTCGCTGGGGGTGCGAAGGGTGCGGGCGCAGTACTCGGCGAGCGGGGCCGCGAGCGGGCCGAGGACGATCGTGAGGCGGTTAGGGAGGGTCATGCGGCCGTCCGTGGGGGTCAAGGTTATGTCATGTCTTCATTTACGCGACTTGGAAAACTCTTCCGCTAGATCTGCGAACGCCTTGTCCGCTGCGGCCTGCACCAACTCAACGTACTTTTCCAAGGCCGCCAGCCGCTTTGCACACTCGTCCAGCATGTCGGCCGCCTCCTGGACGCGGAAGCGAACGTAGGGATGGAGCGTGTCTATGCCTGACTTGGAGTCGTCCAGCACCATCACCCGCAGGCAGGCGCCGGAGATTTCCGGTAGGTGTGCGAACGTATCGTACTTTGGGCTTTCTTCCATGCTTCACCATTATTTCTGTTTGTCGCCCTGGCAGAACCATCGATCATGCCCGCCGGCACGGTGCCGGCGGGCGGGGGCTGTCAGTTCTTCGTTATGGCTTCCAGCCAGTCGTTCAACGCGCTCTCGCAACTCACTCCGTGCTGCATCACGCGCCGCACCTTCGCCATCGGCATCTGGAGACGAGCGGCAAGCTCCCGCACCGTCACCTTGTAGCGAGCCATCTTCTGGCGGATCAGCAAGGCACCCATTGTCGTCTCCTTGTGTTGGCCCCGCGAGCGGGCCGAGGCGGAAGGTGATGCGGTCGTTCATGGGAGCGACGCCTCAAACTCCTTCATCTGCCGCTTGATGTAGCGGATGCCGTGCTCGACCAGACCGCAGGCGATGCCGTGGATCCGGTCGCAGCCGACCCGGCGGTACTTGAGCCACACCACGCCGCGGTCGTGGTCGTGCGTGCCGATCTCGACCGTGGCTTCGTTGATGTCGAGCGTGTCGGCGAAGGCTTGGAGCTTGGCGAGCATTTCGTTCCCTTTCGTGTTGTTGTCGTTCCGCGTCATGCCCCCATTATACCTATCGTCGGACGATTGGCAAGGGGTACTTTCGGATTTTTCCAAAAACCGCAGAAACCACGGGAAAAACCCGGTTTTCAGCCCCGAAAAATCCGGGACACCCACCGCTCCAGCCGCTCGGCCACCGCCGCGGCACGGTCGTTCAGCCACCGCTGCCGGGCCTTGCACCCGCACGGGCGGCGCGTCCACCGCTCGATCCGTTCCGACGTGATGCCGACCAGCCGGGCGGCGGCCTCGATCCAGTCACCCACCAGGGGGCGGGGGAGGCGGATCAGGGGGCGAGGGCCGGGGCACGACCGGATCGCCCCGACCACCAGGCGGCCGTCGCGGCGGCGGGCCTGGAACCCGCAGACGGGGCAGCGGGCGTCGGGTGCCGACAGGTCGCACCTCACCACGAAATCTCCCAGTCGAACGACGCGGAATAGCCAGACAGTGCGAACGGGTAATAGCCGTCACGCCATTCCGCCTCGACGGATCCTGTGATCGGGCCGGCTCCACACAACTCCTGGACGAAAGAATTGGTTCCAGCCCATTCCGGCTTCAGCGGGATCCGAATGTGAACAGGCAGCATGCCACCGCCACTTCCGAACGAAGACTGCCACCCAGTGAGTTCAAGCCACAATCCGCCAGCAAAAGCCGGAGCGACAAATGATCCGGCTGGCATGAACGCCGAAGCCCCGCCGCCGAGGTCGATCTCCAGTGGAAGTTGCCCGCGATACTCTCCGCACGTGAACGCAGGAGAAATCGCGTAGGTTCCAGACCAGTCGATGTTGTCGCCGTTGTAGTCCTTCGCCCCACCGCTGTCGAAATTGCTGATCGTCAAGTAGATCGGATCTGGCTGTGGAGTAGGCGTGCCGTCGCAATCAAGGCAGTCGTCTTGGTCGCCTGGCGGAAGGTCGTCGTAGCACTCCATGAACTGCCCGTAGAGGCTGTGCTGAATGTCTGCGTTGCTCCAGGAAATCGAAGCCGTGAGCGACAGCGTTGCCGGCGAACAGATTGCCTCGGCGACGAACGAGCCGAAGAGGTACGACATGCTCTGGTCCATGTCGCCAGCCACAGTCGGGATCGGGTCGTCGCCGTCGATCCGATATGTGGCCGTCGACGTATGTGACGCCGGACCGATATACAGTGACTCTCCGCCGGACAGCTCAAACATGCCGACGCGAATCCTGCCGCTCGTGCATATGATCGTGATTGATGATGTGACTGCCTCGCTGCCTGTTCCGCCAGAGATGTTTTTCCAAACGCGAAGGCGGGCGTAGCACGGGAACCGATCACTAGGCAGACCGATCGAGGCGTCTTCGGCACGAGTTATCGTCTGCGAAAACGGCCCGCTGCCCTCGAAGCCCGCGAACGGCCCGTCAATCGGTCCCATTGCGTCACCAGACCACGACAGAACGCCGTCGGTGTCGTTGGCTTGGTAGACCGTCTGAAAGTTCTCCGCCGGCGTGTCGTCGCACACGGCGTCGCACACCTGGCAGGGCTTGCAGTCACACTTCTGACAGCCGACGGCGCCGAGGAGCATTACTCGTTGCACTCCACGGCGGCCAGCGTCCAGGTCGTGTCGATGATGTTCGCCATCGCCCACGCGCCGCCGGTCGGACCGGTGACGCTCTGCCACGGGTTGTGAACAACGAAAGTCACTGGACCACTCGGCCCGGTGACCGCCGCGGATCGGTCGCCCTTCCATTCTGTCACCGAGGCCGTGGCACCCTTCGACCAGGTGCCCGTGAACTTCCCGATCTTCGTGCCGCCGCCCCCAGGACTGCCGAACCGGATCAGCGCCCACTTTCCGGCACCGGTGCCAGGCTCCTTCCACAGGATCTCGGCCTCCCCCGAGGAGGCCGACTTCAACTCCCCGAGGGTTCCATCCTTCGCGGTGGCGAACTCGTGCGATTCGGACCCGATGTCGAGCTTGCACTGCACCACCCCCGCCACCGCCGCCCATCCGATGCCGCTCGGTGCGATCGGCTCCACCGGCACCAGGAACGGCAGCCCAGCGGTCGGAAGACCGCCCTTCAGGACAGGGGTGTCCTCAAACGTGTAAGTGGCCGCACCCGTCGGTCCCGAGGGGAGCACCTGGAGCCCGTCGATCGACAGGCATCCCCAGCGGTCCACCGTGCCCGTCGTGCGATTGCAGACGAGAATGGGCGTATAGGGCCGGATCGTGTTCCCGACCGGCCCGCCCGGCGGAGCCATGCCGCCGAGCACCATGTCGGCGGCCTGCTGCGCACGGTTCCAAGCGCGGGCGGAGATCGCCTGCGAAAGACGTTGGCCGGCCTCGATGCGTCCGTCTGGCCGGCTCATGTCGTGCCGATTCCCAGGAGGGAGAAGTCCGTCGAACGGTAGACCGGCACGACGTAGATCGCCTCGGCACTCGGCAGAATGCGATTGTTGGCTACGACCGTGGCATACCTCACCCAGAGGTAATCGTGTCCCTTTTTGTTCACCGGAATCCCGCCGATGATGGACTTCGACGAAGGAATCGCGTCTCCCGTGTTTCCCTGGTTCGGCCGCGCTTCGAACTTGTACTGGAGCCTCCACGGACTGTCACCGGCGACCGTGTCCCAGTCGTGCGATCCGTTCGCCCCGAGGAATAGTACCTCGCCGGCCGCGAACGACCGAAAAGCAGCGTCGTTTTTCGTGCCGGTGAACGCCGCGAGCTGCTTGATGTAGGCTGACGTGACGTAGGACGACGGCACGTCGTAGACCTCGGTCCACGTCAGCGACGGTGAGACGAGGTCGACACCATTCAGCTTCTCGCCATCCCATCCAATTGGATGCTCGTTCCACTTCGCGCCTTCTTCGCCTCCGGCCGCGGTGAACTTGCGGACATCGCTTTCCGAGTTCCACGGGATCTGCGTCGTGTGCTCCGTGTGCCCGCTGGTGTCGAATGACCGCGATCGCTTGAGCGGCGATTGCTGGTTGTCGTTGTCCGCCCCCTGCTTCTCGTAGTGGATCGTCACTCGCCAGGCATCGTCGCCGAGGTAGTCAACGTCGTAGGACTGTGCCAGCAGTCTGGCCGACGGCTGATTCGGATATGTCCACGTCGGGACAACGGTCGAGATGTAGGCGTTCGCCGCGACGTGGATTTCGTCCTCTGTCGCCGCGCCAAGCACGATGTACGGCACGTCCTTCGAGAGTGTGCCGCGGGTGCCGAGGCGAGCGATAGTCGCCGTGTTGCTTTCGGTGTCGCGCGTCCACTGGATCGTCATGGTCCTACCTTCGCCTGTTCCTTCGTGTTGAACGCGATCTGCTTGAGGATGTCGAGCTGCTGTTCGGCGATGCCTTTCGTGGCCATCCCCATGCCGCCGGCAGCGAACGCGGAGAAGGTGCCGGCGACCTGCGCCGGCCCGGCGATCTGCTGCGGCACGATCAGGGCCTTGCCTGGCACGTTCGCGGCCACGTCCTTGATGCGTCCGCGGAGATCGGCGATCGCGTCACGGACGGCACCAGGCCGATCCGCTGCCCGCTGTTCCGTCCGCGTTCTGCGGTCCCGCTGTGCCTGCTCGTTGCCGGCGATTCGCTCAGCGATCTTCGCTTCGGCATCGGCGCGGATCTTCGCCTTCTCTGCGTCGGTGAGGTTGGTTCGGCCTTCCATGCCGGGGTTGAAGAACGCCCGCTCTTTTGCTCGCTGCTGGTTCTCGCGGTCGATTCGCGCGATCTCTCCGTTGACGTCCACTCCGGCAACGAAGAGCGACTGCACGCGAGCCCACGCCTTTTGGATGCTGCCGACGAGCCAGTCCCAATAGGCCATCAGTGCATTCGTGACGTTGTCCATCGCGCCGAGCAGATATCCGCCCCACTTCGACGTGGCGATGTTTGCAAACGTGAGGTCCCATTGATTGGCCATCAGAGTCAAGAGCGTGCCCCATGCGTTCTGCACGCTCTCGATCCATGGATCGAGCACACCCATGATCGCGGAGGAGCCGACGGTCCACGCTGCCTTCGCGCCGTCCCACAGCACGCCGACGGCCCCGGCGAAGTCGCCGGCAGCGATGGCGTCATACGCTCCGCCCATTGTCAGCGTCACGACCTCGACCATGTTCGGCATGGTCGCCTTTGCCGCTTCGTGGATCGACACGAACGCTCGCCCGATCTTGTCGCTCACGCCGGCGAATCCGCCAGCGGCCTTGAACGCCACGACCGCGGCGGCCGCGAGGGCGACGCCGAGCAGTGACACGATGGGGTTCGCTGCCACGAACGCCATGCCGAGTCGTGCGACGTTGGCGGCCACGACGCCGGTCAACTTCACCATGTTGACTAGCGGGCCGACGATGAACGACGTGTTGGAGGAAAAAGCCTTCAAGGCACCGCCGATCGCCGTGAGAGCCACGCCGATTCCGGTCAACGCGCCGCCGACCGCGAGCGACACGGTGATGATCTTCCGGTTCTCGCGGATGAACGCCGACGCATCCTTCGCCACCCGCGACATCGCCTCCGCGAACCCAGTGAACTCCGGCGCGACGATCGATCCGACGGTGACTGCCACCCCGATGAGGGAAAGCCTCATCTTCGTCGTGCTGGCCGCAAGCTGCAGGGCGGCCGTCGCGGTCCGCTTGTCGAGGACGATCCCGAGGTCGGCCGCCGCCTTCACGAGCCCGCCGATGTCGCGGGCACCGAGGCCAGCATAGGACTGGATGTCCTTGACCACCTCGGAAAGGTTGCCGAACTGTGCCGCCGCAGCGGCGATCGGTGCGGTGATCGCGGCACCGATCGCGCCGAGCTTGACCCCGACTTCGGCCATCGAGGAACCAAGGTCGGCGATCTGCCGATTGACTTGGCCGACGGCGGAGAGGAACTCTTTTGGGTCCGCGCCGATCTCGACGTAGACGCGACCTTGGCGGACGGCTCCGGCACTCATTGCTGCTGTCCTCCGAAGAGCCGCTCAATGTCTTCCGGCGTCGCCTTGCGTGCCGGCTGTCGAGGTTTCTTCTTGAACGGGTGGTAATCGTAGAACGAACGGGACGGGTCGCCCTTTGCCCGGAGTGCGTTGTCGAGTCGTGCGAACAGTCCGGCGGTGTGGTCCCAGTGCTCTCCGATCACCCCCCTCGCTGCGCCAGCAAGTTCTCTGAGCGTCCACTCGGCGGGATGGACTCCGACGATGCCGGCGAATTCGTAGACGTAGTCCCAACTCCAGACTTCATCGCGTCGATCGAGCCCTTGATCTTGGCCGCCTCCTTCGCTTCCAAGTCGTCCATCATCGCCAGCAACGATGACACGACGCCGCGGAGACGGCCTGGGGAAAAAGACACGATTTCCGCTTCCAGTGCTTCGCGGCCGGCGTCCAGCGAGTCACCGGACATGCCGGCGAGAAACTCTTCGCGGTTCATCTGCTTGGCATTCATGTCTGGTATCAGCGCCGCGTACAGCACTTCCGACAGCAGGATGGGGCTCGTGCGGATCATGGCGATCGACTCGGCGAGCGTCTTTGCGTCGACGAGGTCGAACGGCCGAGGCTTCCCGTCCTCACCGGGAACGGAAATCATGTCGCGGATCCGCGCCGCCGACCCACACGTCAACGCCAGCCGCCACGGCCGGCCCTCACTGTCCTTGAACTCCTTCACGATCACCTCCAGGCGGCCTGCGTCATGGCCAACTCGATAGAAAACGCCCGCAAGTCGTCCAGCGGTTGCGCGTCACCGACGCGAGTGACGATCGCCTGAAACGAGGCACCAGTGGCGATGACCGCGAGAGACGACCCCGATTCAAGGGCCACGATCGCCACGGATGCCGCTGCGTCGTCGATTGTCTCGACGGTGGCGGTGATCCCGTAGCCCGTCTGGTATTGGTACGACGCGCGAGAGCCGAACGGGCGGATCGTGATCGTCGTCGCCGTTTCGTCGATCGTCACGTCACGGACGCCGGCAACCGGTGTCCCGTTGAACGACAAGGAACAATTGCGGCCCAAGGAGATCGCCACGGTGCCCTCCCGTGGTCAGGTGGGCCGGGCGGAGACGGTGAACGTGACCGGACCGTCGAGCGGTTGATTCTCGACCACGCCGACGACGGTGTATCCACTGCCGGCCTGGTGAAGAGCAGTCATGGCAGCCGATGCGTCAAGGCACTCCACCTCCATCGTCTCGATCACGAAACCGCCAGTCGCCTGCCGAAATGCCGGGGAGGTGGACACGCCGCGATGCGTCACGTCGACAGTCTCGACCTCGCGGGTGAAGGTTACGTCGAGTATTCCTGTGCAGGACGACAGCCCCGTGGGAACACCGCCGGCACGGCCGAGAGTGACAGCCATTGTTCCTCCTGGTCAAGCGGTTTGGATGCCGCGGGTGGCGGAGACGGTGTAGGTGATGATGTCGTCGAGCGGTTCGCTCTGGCTGACCGAGGTGACGAGGAACTCGATCGCAGACAGGTTGTGCCCGTTCGCGTTGTTCGTCGACACGGTGATGACGCTGCCGGCCGAGCACCCCGGGGAATCGACACACGTCACCTCGAGCGTCTGCGTCGCCCACCCCTTGAGGACAGTGCGCTTCGCGTCCCCCTTCTTGGTCTTGTCGATCTCGGAGTAGGTAGTCGTGATCGTGCCTTCACGGACATTCGAAATGCCCGTATAGGACACGTCTTTTCCGAGGACGATCGTTTCGCCGGCCATGCGTGACCTCCTGCGGTGAGCGGTTCCACCACCGTAGGCGGAGCCGGGGAGGCATCGAAGGGGGTGTGGCTACGCGGCGCGTCGAGGGTAGAAGGTGTCGCGGAACCAGCGGTTAGCTTTCGCCATCGCACGATGCACACCGGCCGCACCCTGCATGAACGGCCGTGCGGGCACGTTGATCGACCGCGTGATCGTCGTCTTCTCCCAGTGCCTCGGCGATCGCACTCCGCGGTGACTCCAGATGATCGAACCGGACTCCGGCCGGCCGTTGCTGTCGAGCGGCTGCTTGCCGGTTCGCCGCTTCTGCTGAAGGGCTCGATAGGCGGTTCCGACCCCCTGCCGATAGAGCGTCTGCATGAGCGAGCCGCCGAACTCATGGAGTTGGTTGAGCCACGGTGCCTTGTACGGGCCGACGACGACCGTTCCGCGGGAGGAGTCCATGTAGGCGACGATGTCGCGGTACATCCACCGCCTCGGACCCCAGGACTTGACCGGCTTGCCGGGCTGTCGCGGTTTGCCCTTGCCGTACTGCGTTGCGTCGATGTACACGCCGCCAGTGATTTCCTGCACGTCGCCCTCGCGGAAGCCGCGTCTCTTTCCGCCGGTCCGCGACGGGGCGACCTGCCCGATACCACGCTTCGCCGCTTCCTGAACGTCGCGGCCCACGAGCGTGAGCGTCTTCCCGTTGACGCGGCCGAGCGACCTGGAGAGCGCCCGCATGTCGAATAGCGCCTTCTTGACGCGGATCACGCCAAGGCGCCGCTCGACGGTTGCCGACGAGATCCTTCGCGCCATTAGTGCGCCCTCGGGACTCGGTAGGTCACGGAGACGATCGCCCGCCACACGTTGCGATCCTGGAGCCCGTCGTCTGGGTTGATAACGATCGTGACATCCTGCGGACTCGTCACCCCTGCCGGCCAGTCGACGAGCGGAGCATCCGTCTCCCAGTCGTGATCCTCAATCGCCTCCGCGATCTCCTCGGCGAAGTCCGACATGGCATCCGCTTCGGCATCGGTGTCGACCGCCCTGGCGATCCAGACCGCAAGTTGCTTGTCGTGCTGGTGAGCGGTGCGTGCGAGGCGGGTGGCCTCGATGCCTGTCATCGTCACCGATATGCGAGCCGTGGCGAGGTCTTCGATCTGATAGGCTGGCCACGTCTTGCGGTCCACCGTCACCGTGCCGTCGTAGTCCCACGCCACGGCATCAAGCGAATCGGCGAGGGCGTCGGCGATCTCACGCAGGAGCGGCACAGGCGGCCTCCATGTCGGCGAGGTTGGCGGCCAAACGTTCGTCGCCGGGGAATCCTGCCACCGCCGCCCGTGCGTGCGGGAGTGCCTCTGGCTTCCGGCCAAGCTGCCACAGAGCGATTGATGCCAGCTCGTGAGCCCTTGCCTTGGCGTGGCAGTCGGTGGCGTGCGTCGATGCCTTCGCCTCGATCGCCGCCAGTGCGAACGTCAGGCAGTGCTCGTGATCGCCGGCGTGATGCCGGGCCAGTGCCAGCCGCTCCCAAGCGTCCGGCTCGTTCCTGGCCTCCGCGGCGGCGCGGTGGAGGTACTCCTCCTGCTGCGTGATCCGAGCCATCACGCGGAGAGCGTAGGAGCGTTCCGTTGGTGTGCCTCCCGGCATGGCGAGGTAATCCGCGAACTCCGCCGCCGCAGCCGGGTGGCCGGCGTAGTCCAGTTCCCGGGCGAGATACCACCGCGCCCTCGCGTCGTGCGGTGCCTCTGCCACCGCGACATGGAGAAGCGTCAAGTCAGTTTTGTGGGTCTTCCCCGGGTCGCGGTGGTGGTGGATCTCGAGCCCCGGGGCGAACTTCTGCCGCTTCTCCCCGAGCCAACAACAAAGACCCTCGTGCGTCGCCATCTGCCAGCGGAAGGCGTTTCGGCTGTGAACCCGATCGAGGTGGAACACCGTCTGCGGCGTGCCGTCCGGGCGAAACGAGTAGACGTAGCGGTAGATCAGGTTATTCGCGTCGCCGGTCCATGCCGCCTCGATCGCCTGCCGCCATCCGGGAGCCAACGTCTCGTCGAGGTCTAGGCGGACGCAGATATCGACGTCGGAGGGCAGGTGCATCAAAGAGAGGTTGTGCGCGTCATCCCACCGCCACGGCACCGGTGAGCCGTGACGAACGTCAACGCCACGGTCCCGGAGGAGCCGGTCGGTGCCGTCGTCGCTGCCAGTGTCGGTCACGACGCGGACGTCGGCCTCGCGGGAGGACTCCTCCCACGCGGCGACGTGGTGGGCCTCGTTTCGACAGAGGGCGTAGATGCCGATCCGCAGGGGCCACAGCTTGCGGACGAAGGCGGCGATCTCGGCATCCGCGGCGGCCCGGACGTCGGCCGGAAGGTCGACGCCGGA